CTGCGCCAATCGCGCAGACCTATCGTCAGCCGATTGACCGCTTTGCATAAACGCAATGTAATCTGCTCCAGCTTGCCTCATCGCAGCGTCTTCCGCGTCCGTAATGCCACGGGCTTCTTGTGCAATGGCTCCCCCGCCGTAGATATTGCCGGATGCCGATGCTCTGCCGCGCGCGATGCGTTGCGCTCGATCCCCTGCTCTTTGAGCATATCCCCCATCCATCTGCGATCTCAAATATTCCTGCATCTTAATCGCATTTGCAGTGGTTTCCGGAGAATCCTCAATAACAACATCCTCGGTGATGCCTTCAAGCATTGGCCCCTCTGGCAAGGTTTCCGGCTCATAATCCATAGCCTTCTGACCGGCCATTTCGCGAGCGGCATACCCTGTGGGGTCAGATGCCTCGACAAGTTTGCGCGACTCCTCTGTAAACTGCGGCCCGAACTCGCGGGCTTGCTCAAGCATAAATTCAGCTTGGAGCGGTGACATTTCCTTTTGGAACTCCCACTCTTTTCTCGCCAAATCAGTGTCGCCATAATTAGTGAAATCCACTTCAATGGCTTCACTCGGCAGCACCTCGCCACCGGCTACATCATAGTATTTTCCACCCTCTTCCTTAAACCCCTTCCGCAGCATCGGCTCCCCGAATTGCATCGCGCGTTGGAGTCTGGTTACGTGTTCCGCAGTCTCGGTATTTGCCGCAGCTATTTGAGTGGGCGTGGGGGGCGGGGGCGGGGGCGGGGGCGTTCCCTTGTTCAATGCGCCGCGCGCAGCCCAGAAGCGGTTGCCCCAATATTCTGTGCGCCGCTGCGCCTCTTCCATACATTTTTTGAACAATTCTTTCATACCAGTGCCTTGTCGTAGAGTGCTTTCAAGTTTTCCCTGTTTAGTTTTTTCATTCCCTTTACGGTCAAAAAGGTTCCGTACAAATCTCCATCAAATTCCGAAATATAAGTCTCGGCAATCATCGGATCATTTGGCATCACCCACACCGCAGCGTTCCCCAGAGATTCATCGCCAGACATCGCCTCGCCCAAGTAACACCCAACATCTATGGGCGTATTAAGCTGAATGTTTGCCGTGGGAACCTTTTCGGGGAACCCCTGCCCTACAATCACCTCTCCGGAAACATTCACGCTGCTAGTCTTTCAATCATTTCTGGTTTTAATTGTTTTCTTTTCCCGTGGCGCGTGACCCACAACTTGCACTCGCGCCAAGCGGGATGCCGCGATGTAAATTCATCGACAAGAGTTTCCACTGCCTTCCTCTCCGAACATATAACGTCCGAGATGTCGAGAGTGTCGCCCTTTTCGTCTTGGGGTATCCAATGCCTATCCAAATCGTCTTCATTGATTCGCCTCGCAATTCAGAGAGCGACCAGCTTACCACCTTTTTTGACGAGGTAGAGACTTCCAATTGTAGAGGTGTACCGTAGGTAAGACTCCAGGATGTTGTCCGGCCATCGTCCGAAACAAATGCCCCGCTTGTCATTCCCTCGGATAAAATCCAAGAGATCACTTTCTCTAAATCCTTTGCTGCTCCCATCCATTGACCTAACGCTCCGGTCTGATCGGTTGCCCGAATGCCGATGCTGATATTGAGTGCAAAGCCAGACGCCCCGAATCGGCCTGTACCTTGAACTGTAACTGGTTAAATCGCCCCTTGGGCAAAAGATTGTAACCCTTACGAATTAAATTCTCATCCGCTGTAAGACTCACACTGCTTGCCAGCGTTTGCGCCGACCCACTCAAGTCCTTGTAATATGATAGGTTAGACGAAATTGCAGTGGAATGTATGTTCTCCAAATTGAACTGAACCGAGTAGCCGATTTTATCGCCCCAAGTCTCGCCAAAACGATATGCTCTGGACTTGATATAACTCTCGTAAGCGGTTGTGCCATCCTTGTAGGTGAGTGCCGTGGTGGAGTCCTCCGCAGTGTAATCATCCCAAGTATAAAGTTGACCCCTTTGGTCACCAAAATTCATCCTTAATTTACCGCCAAAGGCAGTAACCACCCAATCCCTCGGTTGCCATCCTGTCCAATACCCCGTCCACGATTTAGCCAACAGGTGAAAGCACAATACATAGTCCGGATTCTCCGATGAATCCAGAGGGACGGCCAACAGGTAGCGATTGCGCCAGTAAATAGCGCAACACTTGCTGATTTGAGCTTGGTTGATTCGGCCAATTAGGTCATTGATGGGGGTGCTTAACGGCAGGGAAACGTCAGTCTGCGCTCCCGCCTCAATCGTCTTAATCGAACGCACTCCATCTCTGGAGAGGAAGAACACATCCGGCCCCACCTGTTGAACTGTTCGTGCCGCGACACAACCTGTTCTGTTGTTGATTAACTTGATTTCCCAATTGGCAACATCTTGCGCGGGGTTAGCGTTCACCACCCAAATCGAGCGTTCCTTGAATACCAAAAGGAAGAAATCGAACCACGGCATTAAGGCCACAATGGGGTCGCCATCACCACCACCCACACGGATTGAGTTTCCGGCCAAGTCCCAAGATTCACCATCCAAGATGTCGCTCACATAAATTGTGTCATCCGGAACGCTTGCATCCGCGCTCGTTGCAAAGAGCCGGTTAGTGTGGGTTACAAGTAAATTAGGCTTACTTGGCGTCTGGCTGACTTTGGCAACACCCTCGGCAGTTGTGCCTCCTGTTGGGGCCGCATCAAAGCTGATCGTGGGTGGCGTTGTGGTGGAGTATCCGCTGCCAGCCGTGCCAACCGATGCGCTTACCACCTTGCCGCCATAACCAAGGACGGATGTTGCCACCGCCGCTCCGCTGGAGAAGGTGATCGCCGGAACGCTGGTGTAACACTCCCCATCTTGTGTAATTTCAATGGAGGTAATTCGACCCCCGCTAATGGCTGTGTTTGCGCCGGAATCATCGATATACCGCAAATCCCCGTTGCCATCGGCGTAATACATCCTGTTCACCATTTGAGCGAACTGAACAGTCGCATCAGCAGCTATCGCGCTCCCCGTAATGACAGAGAAGTCGCCCGACTCGGTTGAAATCTTCAGTGTTGTGCTGCCGTCAGCCAAGACGAGGTTTTCTGTGGCTCCAGTGTCAAAATAAGCGACACCCCTAATGGGAGCAGTCAGTCCATTCCATAACTGACCCTCATTTTCCCATAAGTTATCTGGGTCAACCGTTGCCTCTTCCCATACGAGATAGCCCACGGTGAGATCGGCCCCGCGCCGTGTGACCGCGTTGCCAAACTCATCCAAATCCACATTCTTCCCCTCCACATAAGCATCGGGGGGGATCAAGTTTGCGCGAGTTGAACTGATTTGCCCACCCACAAAACTATCATTCCCATCCAAAAGGATTTGGTCATCAAGAGATTCGTTTGACAAAATAGGCATCTAGATGAAATCCGTTCTCGACCAGTGGTCTGCTACCATCGGCACAATTGTGTTCATTTTATCCTGTTGGACATTATCCAAGTCTCGGCAAATCTGGAGCAATGTTGTTGCCTCCGTATATTTCATTTGGGCTTTTTGATATTGCATCGACCTTTCAAGCATATCGCCCTCACCATATGCCAGGAGAACATTATCCGCGCCCAGAATCACAGGTGAGTCACTGTCGCCCATCTCTGTAAATTTCAATTTGCCTAACGCAAAGAGAGTGCCAGCATTCTTTGGCGTGGGGATTGGCTTGATCCGGCAATTGCCGCTCCCGTCCGGAGGCAACGGAACAAAGTTAGTGGGGGTTGCCCTGCGCTGTGAAGTGTCATTCCACTGGTTGGGGTCTAGCTGGAAAAACTGCATCCAACTCGCGCCAACAACCTCCAGCCCATCGTCTTTCCCCGTCTCGGTAAATCTGATAGCCACCACAAAGTCCAGCTTCGGAGCGGTGGAGGCAACGGTAGATGATGTGGGGTAGTAAAATACGGTTGGGTCATCGGAAAGAGTGATAACCTCATCACTGGCAGTCACGGCGGTGGAAACTGTACCCATAGAGTTAGTCCAAAGGGATGACTCGAAAAGCATACGGTAACGGTTGTTGAGGAACTTCTTACAGGTCACAACTGACGCTGCATCA